AAAACCATATCTCCAAGAAAAATAGCTACATGATTTAAAGTTGGGTGCATTATTGACATCAACAGCACATCTCCCTCTTCTAACTTTTCGTCTGATCTAAGCTCTCTAAAACCTGTTCGCCAAGCATAATCTTCAAACAAAGGATCTTTTAAAAACTCTTCTGGTGTCATTGTTCTTGCATAATCTTTTAGTTTTATACCTTTTTCTTTTTTGTACCAATCAACAACTAAACTCCAACAATCAGTTACACCCCAAACCCACTGCCTTCCTAAAATATCTGGAACGTAGCCTTCTGGCTTACATTCACCCCATTGTTCAGTTTTAGGATTAACAATATACCAAGGTAATTTACTTTGTTCACAACTAATTTTATCTGCCTGACTAGGTTCTGGAGGTGTTATAGGATGACTATGAACAACAGCAATA